TTGCGTCTGTGCGGTTCTGTAAGCCTGTGAACCGGGCGTGATGCCTTGATTGGCAAGCTGATTCTCAAGCATTGCCTGACGACCTTCTAGCTGCGGTTGCAACCTCCGCATAATTGCTTCTTGACCTGTCATGCCTGCATTGACGGGGGCTTTAGCTAACGCAGACGTATCAAGCCTAGTTTGTAGTGCTTCTCCTGCTGTGCCGGTCGGAGCAAACGGGGTGCTGATTACTTTTTGCGCTTGAGTTGTCCCCGTCTCACCAAGACCTGCCAATAGCTGTTGCACACGTTGCTGCGAAGCAAGCGTCTCGGTTGCTGTAGGCGTGAGGGTCTGCGTAACAGTAGGCTGATCGTCTGCGTAGGTGACAGTCTGCGTACCCAAAGGCGAAATAATGTTTGGATTCGACATCCTTCCCTGTAGGCGAGCTGTTTCTACGTTAGCAGCACCTTGTTCTCTAGCAGCACCTGAATAATCCGGTGCGGGCGGCGGCGATGGTGAACTTTTACCCATGAGGCACTCCTATTTTTCTACTGTATTTATCAGTCAAAAACCTGCAAGCGTCATGCTTCATTGTGTAGAAAACAATGTCGCCATCCACCCTTGCATCCTTTATTCTGCTTTCCTCTACAAATCCCATATTCGTTACTAACTTGATGCTTGCTGCGTTGTCGCTTCCTACCGGCACTATGATCTTGTCTACTTGGCACACATTAAACGGGTAGTCGAAAATTGCCGCTAGGTATGCGCCTGTCATCCGTCCTTCGATTGCTATATGACACCAAATGCTTTTCTTGTTCCAATTCTCGTATATCACGCCTGCAACTATCTCATCGTCCTTGCACAGTCCTATTGCTTCGCTGCGTCCTTCAAAGTAGCCGCCTTCAACACGCTTAGCTACCCAATGCCCGATAGCCGGGCCTTTCGTTATATACCTGCCCATCCGGTTTGATAAACAATGTCCGTCGATGCCCATTCGATCTGCAAGCCTTTGCTTGCGCTTTTCATCTGAATTGAACCGCAATATCCTATTCCTGTAATGCCTTGCCAATTGTTCGTAATCGTTGCGCCTGACCCCCACAAACCACTATCCCAATAAGCTGTATCCCAAACACCAAAAGATTGCGGGCTAAACGACAAAGCTGCCGTCGTGTCTGACACATCAAAGTCTACGTTCATACCAACAAAGATAGCCGGTTGCCCGTTAGTGAAAATGCTAGGTCTTGCGCGAGTGAAATACTTTTTAACACCGCGAGAGCCGTAGTAGTTAAACGCTTGCAATGTAATTGCTTCAATGTTTGCAGCATCGTCTTGAAAGTCTGTTGTCCATCCTTTACCTACAAAACCATTGCCACCGAAGTAAGGGTCATCTGAGTAGATTTCCCAACAGTTAGATTCCCAACCAGTAAAGTTGCACCACGCTTTAGTGATGTTGTTCATCACATACTGTTGCTGCTGTGAGCCTTGAGCAATCGGTATGTTTACAAACAACGCATTGTTTTTTGAGTTGTAGAAAATTTGCCAACCAAAGTTAGCTTGATATGTTCTTGTTGCTAAAGCAAACGCGCCCTGTATCTTGTCGGATAACGCAACCCTCGGATCAAGCCTTGAGCTTTGAATGGCAGACGCTAGTGGGTACAGACCGTCTAGCGTAAGGATCAGCAAGTCGCCCGCATACTTAAACATACAACGCTTGCCAATGGGTGTGCCTAACTTCCACACACCAATGAGCGCCCACGTCGATGCCGAAGCAGGATCAGTACCTCGATAAGCTATAACTTCACCGTTGCTTGTGACAAAAACAAGGTTGTCGTCAGCACCGTAACCTGCGTCGATTGTCCATGTACCAATCGACACAAGATAGCCACCGTACCGAGCAACCGAGCTTAAGTCGATTTGCTCAGCAACACCTGCTATTGAGGAAGTCGGCAGATACCATGCAACAAGGGTGTTCTTTTGGATAAACCAAACCCTGTTTTTAAACAGAGTCACATTATCAAGCGTTGTCGTCGTAACCCCTGTAATTGCAGGCGACGATGATGCTGTGATTGAAGTCCATGTCGATCCGTTGTAGAGCAAAGGCGCATCTGTGCCATTAGCGGCGTACATGAACGAGCCACCCGGCGTTGATACGTTGACATACTCCCACCGAGCGTTCGTCAATCCTGAGACGACTGGAGCGCCCACAGCACCGCCTGCTGTTACGTCGTAGATTTTGTCACTAGCTACTGCGAATAGTTTTTCTGATGCGCCGCCTGAGTAATTAAAAAGACTCTCGACTTGCCCTGTGATGCCCGTTGCGTACCGTTGATAACCACCGCGCAGATTGACGCTCGACACCGCAGGGAACATATTGGTCAACTGCACAGCATCAGTCGCCTCCATGTTGGCAAGCGAATCGCGGGCGTTCCATCCACCGATAGGCGCAGGCAAGGAAGCCACTTGCGCGGCAGTCCCTTGAACCATCATGCGGCGGCGTGCGCTTGTTGCCATCAGTTAGTACCGTAGCCGCTGTCGGGGATGTTGTCGTAACCGATAAGCACAGTACCCGGACGCGGTGCAAGCGACAGATTGGCAGACGACATATCCAGCGCCTTCGCTGCTTCCAATTCGGTCAGGTAGTTACGCATCATTGCCGTAGTGTCGAAGCCTTTAGCCTCGAAATACTTTAGCTTGGTCGCGTTGACCATCAACCGATCAGGGTAGATACAAGTGTCTGTGTCCACGGTAAACGAGTTCTTAACCGTGCCGGTTGAAGATTCTGCCCACCCCTTGCTGCGGTACTCAAAACCTAGATATTCAGCCGTAGACATACCGGGCCAAATTTGGAAGTATTCACCAAGCAAGCGCCACCGGATACGCGGGCCAGTCGAGATATAGCCTGACAACAGCCATTCCCATTGCTGAGCATTCTCAGGCCCTAGCATTTCCCAATGTTTGGATTTGTCCCACATGGTACGCGGAACAAGACTTTCATAATCAGAGGGAAGCGCGTATTTGACTTTTTGGAAGTACGCCGTTGCAGCAGTACCGTTTGCAGAAAAGTCTTGATTGACCGTGACTTGCGTGGAAGAGTCTACAGAAACGATGTAGGTGTTTTGATTGATGCCTGTGCCTTGAACTTGATAAGTCGTATCAAGTCCCGTAGTGGAGGCCATCGTGATCGTGCGGGCTGCTGTCGTCCAAGTGCCCGTCGTTGTCAGGTATTCGGTATAAAACGAGTATTGCTTAGTCAACTCCCGCCAAGCAAAACGACGCAGGAATTCGTATCCGTTCGCGTTCATCAACGCGAGTATTTGGATCACGTCCTGATTTGTGTTACCTGCTACGCTTGACGGGGTTGCAACACCAAGTTCATTAGTTACTTGTTGCACCAACCCTAGCATCGTTGTCGTTGACATTCTCTTTCCTCGGTCTGCCAGGTTTGCGTTGCTCTAAAAGCATCGCCATCTGTGCTTTCAGTTCTTCAAGTTGTGCGCGGGTTTCTTCCAACTCCCCGCTGCTAACCTTTTGATTCTTGTTCAATAGGTAACTGCGCCCACGCTCACGCAATCCTGCACTACCCATGCCGATCCGTTGAAGCTGACTATCGCTTGCAGTTGCTACTTGCTCAACTGTCTGAAACTTAAGAATCTGCAACTCAGCAAGCTGATTGTCCGTTAGTTCTTCGGGACGATCCTGATGCCAATCTTTCAGCGGCGTGCCAATTACAGGGCCATCACCGCTTTGCATCTGAAAGTGCAACCATTGGCGCGGGAAACGCTCTTTGTGGTCATCCCGCACCGGCTGATCAATTACTGTCGTTTTATCACCCGGCACTACGATTCTTATGAACGGCTTGCCCTTGTAGGGGTCTTTGTCTGACGTGTAGAACTCGACATAGAGCTGCGAGTCTGCGTTGTTAATGTCTGAATCAAGTGCCATTGTTTTCTCCTGTGGGGAAAAATTTATGCAGTAAGAACGGATGCCCAAGTAGTTGCGCTAGTAGCAAACAGAATGACAGTTTTTGCGTTTGCAACGCTCAAAGTCGATGCAGCAGCATTGATCGTCGATCCTGCTTTCGGGTAGACCGTAATGGTTTGTCCCGAATCATTACGAATACCAACCATTGCACCTACTTCAGTCGGAGGCAAAATTACGCCCGTACCTGAAGATGAAGTCGTGATTGCGTTGAACACCGCCGACAGTTGAAGAGCGTCAGCAATCGTGCTGCCTACAGCAACAAGACCGGTTGCACCATCACCGCAGATCGAAACCGTTGACAGCGAAGAATTACCACTACCCAAAACGCGTGACGGGATAGCCATGATTACTCCTTAGATTTGCTGCCAACAACGCGAAGATCACGCTGCGGCAAGTGGAAAAATGGTTCTTCAAAACGTACATTTTCAAAGTTTGCTT